CATTGATCAAATCTAATATCACCGGATTTTATAGAACTAACATACGATGATGTTGTTGCAAATGATGCAGAACCGTTTAATGATCCCGTGAATGATCCTGTATATGAACCAGTGTATGAACCAGTGAAAGAACCAGTGAAAGAACCAGTGAAAGAACCAGTGTATGAACCAGTGAAAGAACCAGTGAAAGAACCAGATGTTCCGTTTAAATCCAACCAATTAGAACCGTTCCAAACATACATAGATCCAGATGTGGTGTTGTAGTACATAGAACCTGTGGATAAACCTACACTTCCACTTATACTAGCAGTTGGTGCATTTGCAGATGGAAATGTACCAACTGAATAAGCAAATGTATTCATAGAAGATTCACATGGATTAGGTCCATATCCACCATTCATTGTCCACATGGTGTATTGTGATATTACCTCTGCACAGTCACAGCAATCCAAAGGAGTTGGTGTTATCCCAGAGGTTCCATTTGTTCCAGATGTCCCATTAACACCATTAGTTCCAGATGTTCCATTAGCACCATTAGTTCCAGAAGTTCCACTTGCACCAGATGCCCCATTTGTTCCAGATGTTCCGTTTGTTCCAGATGTTCCATCAGTTCCACTGGTTCCACTTGCACCAGATGCCCCATTGGTTCCAGAGGTTCCATTAGTTCCAGATGTTCCATTTGTCCCATTGGTTCCAGATGTTCCATTGGTTCCAGATGTTCCATCAGTTCCATCAGTTCCATTTGTCCCATTGGTTCCAGATGTTCCATTAGTTCCATTGGTTCCAGATGTTCCATTTGTCCCATTGGTTCCAGATGTTCCATTTGTCCCATTGGTTCCAGATGTTCCATTTGTCCCATTGGTTCCAGATGTTCCATTTGTCCCATTGGTTCCAGATGTTCCGCTTGTTCCCGATGTTCCAGCTCCTGTTGTTGATGCTGTTAATACAAAACCATTAGAATCAAATGCCAGATAACCAACTACTGTTCCTGAAAATTTTCCAGATGAATTATAGTTTGGAATTTGTAATTGTCCATTTGAATGATTTATAGCAAAATCAAAAGCAGTCGATGTAGTGTTATTTCCTTTTAAAATTCTGAATTGGTCTTGGTAGTTATCTATCATAGATGCGGTATTATATCCTGTTCCGGATTGTAATACTAACTGCCCACCTTCAGTTGTTCCTCTTGATCCTAAAAATAAATTTGCCTCATTGGATGTAGATGTTGTGCCAATGCCAACTGCAATAGCAACTGAATCATTAGATTGTGATACTGTTAGATATGTGGATGCAGTTGCAGCGTTTGTTGTGCCATCACTAAATAATACCCTTAAATTTCCAGGATTATTTATTGTATTGAATCCAATTCCAGAAGTTCCACTTGTCCCATTAGTTCCGTTAGTACCGGATGTACCATTAACACCATTAGTGCCAGAAGTTCCGTTTGTGCCGGATGTCCCATTTGTTCCATTAGTGCCGGATGTCCCATTAACACCATTAGTTCCAGATGTTCCATTTGTTCCAGAAGTACCAGATGTTCCATTTGTTCCAGAAGTACCAGAAGTACCAGATGTTCCACTTGCTCCATTAGTACCAGAAGTTCCGCTTGTACCAGAAGTACCTAACCCACCACCTCCGGTTCCAGATGTTCCACTTGTACCGGATGTTCCACCACCACCTGTTCCAGATGTTCCGCCATTTATTATAGCATTTTGAATTACTATTTGACACCCATCCCATTTGATATAAGACTCGCCACAAGTACCGGCATCACATCCAGCTCCCCCACTACCTCCACTGCCAAATGTAGGATTGTATGAACCGCTATATCCTAATAAAAATGATGAAGAAGGACCAATTAAATTTAAACTAAAATTAGGTGGTGTAGTTCCAAAATTTAATAAAGATCCACACTCATTTATCATATTGACATTTGTTTGTGAATATGTACCACTTGCCAGATTATATGGATTTCCTGTATTCAGTCCCCATCCAAAATTTGTAGAAGTATTTGGATTATTTATTGCATTTTGAATACCTTGATACAGATATGATTGTATTGCAGATCCAGATGTAAGTAGACCCGATGAAGTCATCTGCATATTAGCATATAACTGAACACCACTTGATGTATATGTTGATAGAAATGTTGAACCAGTTATTATATTGTTGCTACCAAAAATGTATTGATTACCACCTTCAAAAAATACATTATTTACAGTAGAATCCACATTCGATTGTTTTAAAGAATTATTAAAGAACTGTAATTTGAACTCTAAGAACTCATTTCTATGTTCATTTTTTATAGGAACATATAACTTTGTTCTATCAAAAGTATATCCAAATTGTTTATCACTTTCTATTCTTATATTTGATACAGCACAATCAGACCTCATTAAGAATCGCAGTACACCTGTACCATTCTTTGTAACAGGAATTGATAGAGTGTAGTCCTTTTCAACTATTTGTCTATCAGTTCCGACTGGAACGGATCCCAAATACTTTCCGTAATCACTATTATTTACAAATGATGATCCAGAAATGTACACATCTATCTTTTTACCTCTTAAATCTGATTTTGGGTTTTGTAAAAAGTAGTCAAATTTTAATACATATTCAGTATCTTTGTAAAATTTAGTAGCAACACTTGATGTCTGTTCTAAAACTATTTCTTGTGATCCAGACATTGTTGCCGATGGTATATGTTGAATACCTGTTCCAATGTTACTGTATGAACTTGTGATTAGAAGGGTTGATGGTGCGCCATTGTATTGAATTGCCTTCCAATAATCTAATGAATTTAATGATGAAGTATATGAAACACCTGCACTATTTACTGTTATATTTTTATCAAAAACACCGAATGGGTGATCTAAAAATTTTGAACCAGTATCAGCCAAATAATTTGTATTTACAATATTTCCATCATATAGTAATTCATAGGATGAACTTGGTTTTAATGCACTCCTTGCAAATACTTTAACTCTCGAAGCATTTCCAACAGATGGATCTAAATCTGTTATTTCTATTTCTGCATAAGTTTTAATATTTTGTGTAATCAAACTCTTTTTGGGTTTTTCGTAGTAATTAAGAATATATGGTTGATTATAGACATATCTTAATCTACGAGCAACATCATCAGATCCAGTGACATACAATGCCTCTGATAAGATTATTTCAGTTGGTTTTTCTACACCAACTATACTTGCAGTATATGAAAATGATTTATATGGTAGGTCAGGAGTTCTATTAGATGAAATACTTGGAAATGTTATTATTCCGTCTAATTGATCATTTGTAAATGTAGTTGATGTTGATATAAGTCTCGGTATTCTATCTGGACGATAAACATATATTCCAGTTCCCGCTGTTGTGCGTTGTTTTGAAATATCAAATTTTTCTTCTATAATAGAAAATTTACGCTCTTTAACTGTAAACGATGGTGGTTTTGTATAAATTATTTCAGTATCATTCTGTTTTGTTGGATCAACTTTTATAGAATGTGTATACTTGTAATTGTGTTCTTTTACCTTCGATGGTAGTATTAGATTATTATTTTTATCTCTTTTTATAGTACAAAGTATTGTTAGTGTACAATTACCAGGTTTTGTATTTTGATAAACATAAACTGCAATTACCTTTGTCCCATCCCCTTCCTCATAATCAAGTAGTTCGTGATAAATTGGATTTCCAGTAGAATCTAATATCTCAATATCGATTGGATAATCTTTTGATACAGCATTTTTATTCGGAGTAATCTTAAAATAATTTTTACCGGATGTAAATAAATTTGGTATAAAACTTACATTCAACAAATCAACAGAATTGTTATTAACATCCGTATAATTTGTTTGTACTAAATTGTAATTTCGTTTAAGTCTTTTTTTTTCTACCATCCTAATTCTCTATTTTAGAAAATCCGTTTTCTTTTTTAATTTCAATATGATTATCGACCATATCACGAACACTATCTATATGTGATATGAGTATAACAAACTCAAATTGTGTTTTCAAATAATCCATGAACAGAGAGAAGTTTGCCATAATTGTTGGATCAAGAACACCCAATCCTTCATCTATCGCAATAAAGTTTGGTCTTGGTAGAGACGAAACTTGTATCAATGCTGTTCTTATCGCAAGTGAAGAAATAAATTTCTCCATACCACTTGACAATTCTAAATTCCAAAAACGGTCATTATCATATACAATATAAGTATTGATACTCTTACCATCTGTGTCAAAAAGAACTTGGAAATCAACAATGTTTGCCAATATATTATTTGTTTCTTCTTGAATACTTGGCAAAGCATTACTAATCAATTCATATGGAACACCGTTTCTATTTACTGCCTTCAAATAATAATCGTATGCTTCATATTCGTTTTCGAGGTCTTTCAACTTTTGTATCGAAACTTCACATTCGTTTATTATTTTCTCACTAACCTTTACATTTCCACTATATTCCAAAATACTTTCATCAATCTTTTTAAGTTCAATCTTCAATGAATTATTTTTTTCATTTTCTAATTCATCAATCTCTGATTGTATTTTATTATTTTGATTGATTATATCTTCATTTTCTTTTAACTTTTCAATCTGACTATCAATTAGAGATAGTTCTTCACTAATTTTTGTAATATCTTCCTTTACCGAAAATACATTTTTTTCTATCGAATAAATCTGTTTTTCATATTTGAAAGCACTATTTTCAAGACTATGTAATTTTTCCAATTCAGAATATACTGACGAATTATCTGAAAATTCTTTTTCAAGTGATTTTATTTCAAAAATCAATTCATCCCTATCTTGTTCATAACCCCAAATAAGAGATTTTGCCTTTTCTGCATCTTTAACAAACACATTATTGACACAGAATTGACAGTTTGGATCATACTCGTGGTCTTTCAAATTATCAATTTTATCTTGACAATGTTGGACTTTTAACTTTACACTTCTTAAATCAGCTTCAAATTGTGTAAGTTTGTTTCGGACATCATCAACTCGTTCTTTATCCTTAACAAGTTTTTCTCTATCAAATTCCTTTGCCAATTCATTATATTTGTTGTATGATGATTTGGCGTCCGATAATTCATCTTCAAATGATAACAATTCATTCGTTAAATCATTAAGTTTCCTATCTAATAAATATCTCTTATCTAATAATGATTGAACAGATTTTGAAGAAAAATTGTCATCAATAGGTATAAGTTTCTTATTTAGTTCCGATATTTCATCCGTTAATTTCTCTATTTTCTTTTCAATATATCCTTTCTGATCTGTTGTTTCTTCTAACAAAAGAGTATTTGTCCTATGAATACCATTTGCATCGGAAAGTTTAGTGGAATAATCTTGTTTCTTAAACTCCTTGACCAATGCTTGTAACCCCTTTACTTCATCAGTTGCAATAGTATTCAATTCCTCAAATAGATTTAGGTCAAAGAATTGTGCCAATAAATCCTTTCTATCCTTTTGTGCCTTATCAACAAAGTTTGTATTATTACCTTGTAATGACATTGCAGTTAAAACAAAGTCATCGTAAGTTCCAATATATTTACGAATTGCATAATTTGTTGTGTCTCTATCTTCACCATTTAGAGAAACCAAATCACCGTTTTCTTCGTACCAAAAATCTACATTAACTTTTACATTTCCTTTCTTTTCTTTTGTTGCAACTCTTTTAATGTAATAATTTTTATCACCAATCATAAAGTGTAGTTTACATTGGAAGTTTTCTTTCTTATTATTTAGAACTTGTGCCGCCTTAAATGTTCTTGAACACTTATCGAATAGACAGAACATAATAGCATCAAGTAGTGATGACTTACCACTTGCATTTGGTGCAAACAATCCATATATCCCATTCATATTTGAAAAATCAATACGATTTCCTTTACCATAGGAAAACATATTATCAAATTCAAATGATATTGGTGTCCATACAAGATTACGAACAACATCACTTTCTGATAGTTTTGTATTTACATTACGATTTATATTTCGTATCTTTTCAAGTATTTCATCTGATACTGAAAACTTGTCACTTACATAATCGGTTATCAATTTGTTTTGATATTCAACATCACGAATTTTACCGATTGGATTTACTTTTGTTTGAACATTTCCATTGCTAGAACCAACAAGATGTTGTGTTCTAATATCTATAACATTTGCCATAGATTTCAAATCGGTCATTATCTGATTGACTTCGGAATGTGGTGTGTTTGTTATTCTCAAACGAATCGAATTGTATTTTGTAAATTTTGTTGGTAGTTTTTTTATCTTTCCGTTTTCAACATCAATCGTATGATATGACCAATCATTTTCAATTTCAATGAATTTTGATTTCTTATTTTTAATATCCCACTCAATTATACCGTGAGTTAATCCCTCACCGTAGTTTTGTTGAATCAGAGAACCTGCATAAGCAAACTTTCCATCTACATCAAGATATTGAAACTTGTGTATATCACCGAATAAACCATAATCAAAACCATCAAACATTTCAACCTTCACTTGATTATGTTTCATAAGAACACCAGCATCGGTTGCCGCTCTATCAACAGGACCATGATATAAAACTATTTTTGTTTTATTACCACTATTAACATCTTTTGCCAAAATGAAATTTTCAGGATTCTCATAAACAGAGTTTACAACGAAATCAACATTTTCAAGTTCATATACACCAGTTTCTTTCAAATAAAAAAGATTATTGAAATCATCATTGATAAGAGAAACTATCGGTGAAAGTGCATCCATTCTACTCATGTTGTTAAGGTTACAATCGTGATTACCTGCAATCAAAATCGTTGGAGCAATTCTTGAAAGTGTATCTAAAAATTCAGTTACCATTGCAACTAATTCTGGCGTCATATCTGTTTTTGCGTGAACAATATCACCTGCAAGATATATTATTGTATTTTTATTTTCTTCAACTTTTTTTCTACAAACATCATATACTTTTTGGAATACACTACGGTATTCTTCATGTCTTTTAAGATTACGAATATGAACATCAGCAATATGAATAATTGTATCTACTTTAGCAAGTGATCCAACCCACAATGTTTCTTTACGCATACATTATCCTTTGTTTAATAATATCATAACTGTCTGTGGATTTCGTTTCTTGTTTAACACCAACAAAATCCTTAAAACCCATTTCATTTATATCTTTCTGTTCCATTTTAACCATTGATACTTCAATACCTTCACATATTAGTTTAGATGAAATTTTTATTGCATCATTTATTGCATCATTATCAAGTGCAACAATTACTTTTGGTGGTTTACGCAACAATATCTTTTCCATAAGTCTTGGTTGAATTATTTTGCCGAATAATGGAATAGCATTGTATCGTGCAGTAATTGCATCAAATACACCTTCAACAAGTGTAACCGGTTCTTCCCAATTTATGAAACTCTCAAACCCGATAACATCTTTACTCCATTTTGGGTTTTTGTATTTCAACACATCTTCTTCAAAAATAGAACGAGAAACAAAAAAATTTATATTGAAATTATCATCATATGATGGAACGATAATTCTGCCAGAATAATTTCCACTCGGACAATAACCAATACCATATCTTAAAATATCCGTTCTACCAATTCCTCTTGATTTCAAATAATTCAATGCCTGTTTCATTTGCATCTTTATTTGAATATCTTTTATCTTTGGAAACTGATATAGACTAATAAATTCTTTTGGTAAAACTAATTCTTCTTTTGTTTCTTTTTTATTCTGAATGTATAGGTTTTTTGTTTTGAGGATTTTGTCAAGGTCTTCTTGATATTGTCTACCAACTTTCAATTTCTTGAAAAGTGAAACTATACTTCTACCCTTGGCATTACTAACCCAACAATGCCATGGATTTTCTGAATTGTTGTTTACTGATAGGTCTATTTCAAGTTTTGGTTTGTAATGACTAATGAATGGCGAGAAGAACGAATAATTGTTGCCAGATGTTCTTCTACCTTTACCGAGAACTTTTTCTACAAGTGATAACAAATCGTAGTTAATCATAAACACACTTTATGTAAAATAATACTTGTCACAAATATAGTAAAAATTTGTGACAATTACAAGCACTCTTTTAACCAATCTTCCGGTATTTCTTTTTTTGCCCACATCCAACCCTTTTTATCACAATATTGGGCATAAGTTGTTTTACTTCCTTTGTATAATTTTGCATTTGGATTTTGGAATACAAAACGAATATCTATTCCAGGATATTGTTCAAATATAAGGTCAAACTTAGACCTATCAACCTTTACCCATCTACCCTTTGTTTCAATATACATTTTTTCACCAGATGTTTTTGTTAGAACAAAATCTGGCGTATAATTGTGTTTGGTTTCAGGTTGTATGTAGGATATTTTTTCGGTTTCATAACCAAATGATTTATTTGCTTCTTTTAGAAGATTATTCATATCATCTTCTAACCCACTACGAAAACCATGCTTTATTGCAACTTGATTTCTTTTCATTACATATCAAACCTTACAATGACATTCATATCAACATCGTCTCTTTTTTCCAAAGGATTTGCCAATTTAGCAACTGCCAATAACTCTCTGTCATCATTGTATAATCCAATAGTAGTCATATATGGATTGAAATAAGAACTTGTAACATAATCTTCCAACATAAAACTACCTTTATCTTTATCCTTTAATACGGAAGGATTTTGTGTAAAATTAAATTCATTTTTACGAATTTTACAAATAATTTCATGTTCGTGAATAGTCGTTGTTCCCCTAAACTTTCCGTAGAATCCATCTGTTAATTCATTATAGTCAAAACTTCCGGTTCTACCCAATAATGAATTTTCATACTTTGGTCTTGGATCAGAAACTACAACCATGCCTGTTTTATAGAAAACATTTCCAACTCTTGAAGTTTGATATGCATATCCATTTTGTAAACTATTATTTCTCAAATAAGATATTTCACTTGAAGTTAGTCCCTTATTGTATATTCTAATTTCATCTAATGAACCAGAGAAACATTTAGTATTAGTTCCATCATCTGCAATAAAAAATTTATTATCATTCATTACATTTTGAACTATTAGTTTATTTGTAGATGAATTAAGAGTACCATCCACCCAAATTTGATAAACACTTCCTGTTTTTTGACAAACAATATGATGCCATGATTCAGTTGTTAATTGACTCGATGTTACTTCAGCAACTTCAAGTTCAGAACTTTGTTTAAACATTATAGTATTTGGGTTTGCTGATGTTTGATTTGTTACACAAATGTCAAACGGATATTGTTCTTGTCTTCTTATCGCCTCTACTATATTTCCCAATTCTAATGAATCTTCCGTTTTATAGTATACATCTTGAATAGTTTTTTTAGAGAATAAACTATTGTTAGATGAAGATACAAATGATTGCGATGTTGGTAAATTTATCCAAAAACTAAATGCAAAATTTTTCGATTTATTAAAATTAAACAACTCACTATTTCTAACAGATAAGTAAGAACCATCAAAACCTGCACAAACACCAGATGATTGACTTGTATCGGTAGTTGGTATTCCAGGATAGTAAGTTATCTTCTTATGATTCTTTATATCAACTAAATTCTTATATGCAGATGTATCTAACACATAGTTTAATTTTTTATTTCTATAATTGTATTCTCTATACTTTTCGTTAAATCCCAAATACATCATTAAGTAACCATCACCAACAAATTTACTTTCATCGAATGAGGTATCTATCAAATTACCATAACCATCATCCTTCATGGTGTAATTGTAGGATGCAGTTGGACTAACATTGTTTATTTCAAATGTTTTTTTACGAATACCCTCACCAAATAAATTCATTGGTATAACAAACATAGAACTTGATTGCCAAAGATATGTTACATTACTATCATCGGTAATAGTTCCTGGTATTTTTTCTTTGTTGTATTCTGTGTAATAGTTGTGGTCTAAATAGTACCACAAAAGTTTTGGATCTAAACTTTGTGTTGTAAATACTCTTTCATATAAAGATGAAGATAGATTTGCAACATTTCCTATGTATTTATGATTTTCTGCATACAATGCACGATAAGTATTCAGTCCATAATTTTTGTAAAAAAAATAAACGGAAGAATCGGTTGTAAATTCCCAAAGTTTATTTGCTTCAAATGATTTAACTGTATATTCACCAGCCTTTAATCGTTTCCATGCAAGACTTATATTATTTCTGAATTGGAATGACATTTTAATTTAACCTCACTCTAACTTGAAAGATTACTTCATCGCCTGATGTTTTTAGTATAGGATTTTTTAATTTACCAACCGCAATAAGTTGTCTCTTTTTGTTGTATAACCCTATGGTCGTTATGTATGACTTTGGATTATCTACCATAGAAATATACTTTAACTTTCCGTAACTTCCAGATGTATATGTTATATTTGAACTATAATTGAAATTATTGGGTGAAACTCTACAAAAATATGTTTCATAAACTTTTCGTTCAGTTGATCTACCAAACCAAGATCCAGTAGATGTTCTTAACGAATGTGTTGCATAAGTTAATGGGGAACATGAAGAACTTATTGATAAAAATAAACGATAAGCATTGTAACTTTCAGTCGGAGCAGTTGATGTTTGTAATGAACAAGATTGATCCATAACAGCACCATCTAAAACAACAAGGCCTTTTTTTGGAAAAATTACTCCCCAAGCATCATCAGTATATTCACCATAAATTCCGTCTTGTAAAGATCCAGAAACCAAGTAATAGTAATCTTTTAGTTCTTCTGTTTGTTTTACACTTTCATTTATATCTTGACTTTCATCTATAAGTGTGTAATACTTTCCAAAATTTTGTATTTGTTCCGGTGTTAGTATAGTTCCACTTGATGTTAGAAAACTTGAATAAGGTGCAAGAGTCATTTGGAAGTTACCAGCATCTATTGCATCCTTGAATATATCTCTATCAAACTGTATAGTGTAGAAATAATCACCGTTTTTATCATTTTTAAATTTGAATTTTCCATCTGTTGTATCGAAACATTCAAGCATATATTTTCTATACATAGATTTTGCAGGAAGAAATTGTGTTTTTCCTTCAATATATGATGAACCAGAACCACTTATATGTGCATAAGCTATATCAAATTGACGATATGAATTGTGAGAATCCTCTTCTTTATCGAAAACCGGTAGGTAATAACTTTTATGTTGTATTTCTACTGAACCAGTGTGAAATGTTTTTAACTTTTCGCTCGTGTTACAACTAAACAACCCATTGGTTATATGTTTACGGTATGGACCAATGTAATCTGTTTCTGTTTGTATTTTTTTGTAAATAAAACTTGGTAAATCTTCTAAACTCCAACCATCATTTATGAAAGTTATCAATGGTCTTGGGGATTTTGGAGTAGTTTCGTTTACTATTATTATTTTATCAGTTGGCGGAAATTGTTCATCTATTTGAAACTGCACATATTGTTTTAGCAATTCCAATACAAACTTATTTATTTGTAAAGATCCTATCATTTAAAACCAACCTTAAATGTTATTAACAAAATTTTTATCAAAAAAACTATCTGGAACATCCTTCAAAGTTCTTCTGATTTCAGCAACAATGTCCGTATTAGTTTTATCCAGTGATATTAACGCATCATCTAATGCCTTTAACAACAATTCACCATCTATTTCACTTGCAACACGAAATTTATTATCTCGTATTGTGTCTAAGAATATCTGTGCAGAATTTGTCACTACTATCGAAAATATTGCATTCGTAACATTTGGATCTGGATCATTTATTAGAAAAAAATCTTCTTCTGTCAATGTTCCAGGATCTAATGTTTGTTGTAAATATGCCGGAAATGTTGGAACTCTTGATACTACTTTTGTTGCTAGTGTTGATATTATCTGTTCTCTTGTATACATATTACCAACTCAATCTTATTTTGATTAGAACATCATTTTGTGGTGATTTCTGTATTGGTTTACTTAACTTAGCAACAGCAAGTAATTCTTTTTTCTCGTTATACAAACCAACACTTGTTATGTAAGTAATTGGATTTTGTATAAAACACTCATATTTGAGATAACCCTTTTTGTCTCCACTATCAATAACAAAAGTTGGATTTGTTGTATAGTTTGCCTCGGTAGTCGGAACACGAACAAAGTAATGATTTGTTGTTTTTCTTCTAACATTTCTGGCTTTCATAGGATAACCAAGAGCAGCCGCACCACTTATAGATGTATGTAACTTCCAAGCATTATCACCAGCAATATTACTGCCGCTAACACTATTGAAATTCAAATAATCATTCAATCGTGCACCATTCAGAACAATAACGCCTAAGTTTGGATATACTTTACCATAAACTTCATATTGAGATCCTGTTTGAGCAGGATATATTCCTTCCGAAAGACTACCACTTACTATCTCATAATAACTATATGGATCCTCAACACAGAACGATGTTTGGTTAGCATCGCCTGAATTATCTATCAATGAAAGTATTTTAGCACTTGTACCCGCAACTTTTACATTACTACCAGTATGAACATTATTTGCATAGTGACTACCACTTAATTGAGCAAGATTTATTTGGAAATTACCTAAATCAAGTTTATCGCTCAATCCATCTCTATAAAAGTTTATTACATAAATATCCTTTGGATTCCACAAAGAAGATGTTTCTTGTGCCTCTTGAATCAAAGGAACATTATAGAATGTAAAATACTTATCAGGCGCTTCAAGTGCCAGCAATCTATATTGTGAATATATTGCCCTTGCAGGACTATCAGCTGCATCATATCCAGATGCAAGTGAACCAGAACCTTCTTGATGTCCATAAGCAACTGCATAGTATGATTTTTTACCACAACCTTCACAATCTGTTATATCATAATAATATGATTTAGATGCAGTTGGTTGAGTTGAACTTGTCAAATAACAATCTAATGATTGTGATGTATTGAATAAACCACGAATCAAATCTGTTTTTACACCAGTTAATACATCTGCACCAAAAAGGAATGGGTGGTGTATTCTCACCGGTCTGTTTTCACAATCTTCCTTTGGTCTTGTTTCACCAACACTCTGTCCTTCTGCAATTCCATAAGGATTTGGATTAGGAACTGGATAAAATTTCTTATTTAATTTTTTAGTAGCTGGAATTTCAGTTACTTTACCAGTAACAGGATTCTTATATGTTATCGATGGGTAATTTAGATAATGTGTTAATATCTGTATTTCAATACAACCACATGGATTCGTTGGATCAACTATCCACTCTTCTTCTTGACTTTCAGTTGCACAACCTACACGCTCTTCATCTAACTGAATTGAATCAAGCGAAGTAATTTGTCCTACGCCAAAATTATCAATATATGGGGCTTCAACTAAATTCCAATAATAAAATTGACCATAATTTGGCGAATTAGGATTTGTTTCTAATTGTATATTAGAACGAGAAGTTATTCCACCAAATTGTATAGACCTTAGTATCAAATCTAAGGCATAAGGTCCTCTTAATTCTGCACGCTCTTGTTCGGATGCATTTGCGGGATATTCTAATTTATCACCATTGTTTATATTTTTGGTAGTTACCAAATCTTTTGCAATATAAATTATTCTCTTTCCGGCACATAATACATCGAAGAATATTTTCTTTCTTCTTTTTAAGAATGTTTTGAATACTGTTTCTGTTCCAGTAAAACATGGATCATTATCCAACGGAACTCTGTTTACATTTATAGGTCCAATATTTCTTGTTACAAAATTTGGACTATTTCTATTAAATTTAGCAGCACCAACCACCTCAATTACTTCACCATTTGATGTAGTATTTACAGTTGATGTTAAATTTAAAAATGTTTGAGATTGTTGATCAAATGGATTCAAGTCATCTGCAATATCTTGCCAATCAACTCCATCCCTTAAACCCATTAGCCAGTTAAATGATGGAAATGTTTCTCCTGTATTTGGATTAACAAAGTTTTGATATGGTAGTTCACAGTCTGCAACAAAATTTCCATTGAAATCCACATTACCACATCCAGTCTGTCCACCACAACCAGCTTCAACAGCAGCAATAAATCTTCCTTGTGGTAATTTACTTATATCAAATGGATAATTTGTTGTCTCAAATCCGTTAAATGCTGAAATATTGGTTATTAAATCAGCAGCACCTTTTATGTATTTTTTTTCTTGTGTCTGTTGATTATATGCACCGACTATTATCGCCTCTAATTTTCCAAGCCAATTACCATTAGTATTTGTTAATAAGATTGTTTCAGAAGTTGTATAGAATCCATTAGGACCCCTTTCTTGCAACAAACCATTAAGAGTAAAACCAACAGCACCAGGTTGAATTATATTAGCAGGTGGTTCTTGGCCGAAAGTAGGACATATTGAATTTATATCCTTTACAAGTGTTGCTTTCTTACCGACCTTTGAATTATATCCACTTTCAGCTTCTATTCTATCATTTATATGATCCAATAGATTTCTATTTACAACATTTCCATTTTCTAAAACAGGAATTTGTGAAAATCTTAAAATAGAGTTTACTTGTTCTACCATTCCTGGAACATCATAGTAATATTTGTATATTAACTTATCATTTCCATTTGAACATTTTTCAACTTTATATGCAACTTCAGCAGTTGTTAATTTCTTCCAACCACCTGTTACAGAGTATCTTTGATTCGCAGTTATGTATGGTGCAATGTTAGTATTACAACATCTATAAACATTTAACCACAATTCACATGGTGGTTCTATTAGATAATCCTTTCCCTTTACTTTTACTTGTATTTTATTACCAAGTGATTGATTTCCAGGAACAGATCTTTCTTGAACATCAAAATAAAAATAACATTCTGGTTGAAATGTAAGTCCACCTACTCCAGAAGTAGAACCAGTTGATAAATTTCCTGTTAATGAACTTGAACTAACACCACCTGCACCACCTTGACCACCATTCATTTGTGGAACAGCTGGAACTAATATAGATTGTTGAACAGTTTGTTGTCTTCCAACACTAACTAATGAACGAAGTCTTCTATAAATTATCGCAGAGTTTGTTGATGCAGATGACCAATTTCCTAAATTATTGGAAGAATCTATGGAACCATCGTTATCAGTATCGATATAGTTATACCAATTAGGATTTCTATTAGATATTAAATCAGCAGGTGTTCCACCTAAAATATTATTAAATTCTTCTATCCAATCAGAATATTGTTTTGTTGCACCACCATTTGTATCACGAAGATATTGTGCAAATATGTTGTATATTATTCTAAACTCATTTAAGGTATTTCTTTGTAGTTGAAGATTATCAGCAATAGTATCATTTCCACTTGATCTCCAATCTGCAATTTGAGCATCTAATGAATCTATCTCCGCATCGATAGCAGAAACTTGTAATTCTAATGTAGATAATTGTCTATTTTGAACAGCAGTATTTGCCGCATTCAATACGCTTAAAATTATATCGCTAAATAAATCTTCCATGTATTACCTTAATAATCGAGTTTAACTTTAATAACAACTTCTCTATCAAATGATTTTTCTATCGGCTGACTTAATTTTGCAACAGCCAATAAGTTTTGAAAATCATCATATAAACCAACGGTAGTAACATACACCTTTGGATCATCATACATTCTTGTGTGTTTCAACTGATTTGATCCTGTAAAGAAACTTGGATTGTTTGTAAAGTTAAACTCATTATTAAGTAATCTTACAAAATAATAAGAAGATGCAACAACTTCACTTGTTGAACCTTGGAATGAATGAGATACTGGATTTAATGACATTGCACCACTTATCGATGTTACCAATTTGAATGCAGAATTGTCACCACTACCAGTTGCAGGACTACGCTTAGTTGCAAATGAAGCAGATGCATCTAATGCCCTACCATTCAGAACAATAACACCAAAATCAGGATAATATAATCCCCAAGGAGTAGTATCTGCTGTATAGATTCCATTATTTATACTTCCACTTCTAATATAATACACTCTACCGCCTTGCGTTGCAAGTTCAGTAGTAGGTGCACCTGAATCGTCAATCAATGTAAATACTTTATTTGAGGAGGATATTGCAACACCAGACGAAGACATTTCAGCTAATGTTAATTGCCATGTATTGGTGTTCATTCTATCTTTAAATCTTGCACGGTTTACATTTACTACATAGATGTATTCTGATGTTTCATCATTTGAAAACTTGAATAAATTTTGACCTGCATTCAAAAGTAATTGTTTATATTGTGCATATACTGCCTTTGTTGGATAATCATATATGTTCATACCAAATGAACCGGTAGAAGATCCACTACCAGCCGCATCACCATAAGCAATAGCAAACTGTGATTCTGCACCTTGTAAATTTGATTGACTATTAAATATTTCATAATAGTATCTTTTTTCATTATCAGATTGTGCAGAACTAGAATGCATTTGAGATAGTGCCGCCTGTTGTTTTGACCATAACGGAGCAGTTATTACTTCTCTTTGTGAGGTTTGAACTGAATCTGATGTAAACTTTTTAAAAGAAAAAACACTCATAATTTTAATACTCTAGGGTTACACTAATTGTTAATTCACTATTTAAGGTTTTTTTGATTGGTTTACTTAACTTAGCAACCGCCATCAAATCTCCAGAACTGTTGTATAGTCCAACAGATGTAATATAAACAACTGGTTGTGATTCCCAAGTTGTATTTATCACTCTTCCAGATATATCATTACCATTTGCATCGGATGTTCCCTTTGAATATGCCCATGTTGGATTATTTGATGCCATTGGACCATAAGGGACTCTTACGAAATAGAATGATTCATTCTTTATTGAAACAGACCTTGCAGTAAATCCTTTACTTGCAGTAGCGGCAGCACCACTAATAGCAGTAAATAATTTGAAAGCATTATCACCATCAATATTACTTCCAGTAACAGTATTAAATGATGCAGATAAATTTAATTTATCGGCTGATAATAGGATTGCACCCTGACTTGGGAATACGATACCGTAGCAATGTGGTGCACTTGGATTGTAGATACCACCTTCGAGTGTTCCACTAACAACATATCTTGGTTTTGCAGATACCGTATCTAATTCCAATCTATTATTGCCGTCACCGGAATCATCTATCAATGATATTATAGTTGCACCTGGTTTTACTTTAACATTACTTCCAGTATGAACATTATTTACAACAGAACTACCACTCAATTCTGCGATGTTTATTTGGAAGTTGCCTGGATCGAGTTTATCACCAAATTTATTACGATTTATATTGATTACATAAAAATCTGTCATAGGAGTATTTGAACCAGATAATTTTAATCCCCCTTCGTCTCCATCCAAACACATCAATTTGTATTGTGAATATATTGAAGTTGAAGGTGTATCGCTTTTGTTGGCGTCACTTCCACCTGCCCATGTTGAACCTGAACCGCTTATATGTCCGTATGCAACAGAAAACATTCTTTCATCATCACATGACAAAGAAGCGGATCCCCAAACTTCATAATAATAATCTTGTGATGAAGTTGTCTGTGTAGAACTTGTAAAAAATGTCAGTAACTCGGAAGTTCCTGTGCCCCATAACGGAGTAATAAAAGATGATGATGCAATTATAGGTTGTATTCCAAGTGGTTCTATTGCACGAAAAATTCTGTCAGCCATTTTATATCCTATATTTTAATGCAAAAAAACATTATCTAGTATATGTTACAGGAAGCACAAATCGTGAACCATATAACTCATTTGTAATAATAACTTTTGTAGATTTAGATGATCCATTGATGATGTCTTGTATTGGTTTACCCAATAATGCAAGTCTAACAACATTTGTTTGAGCATCTACTGATGATAATCCAGAAATAGTTTTTGAATTACCAGAAATACTTGTTCTAACACCTGAACCTGCACCAACTGGTTGTAAATCAATATAAGTAGTATCTAAAATTGTAGCAGAGTATGTTTGACTCTGTAATTGAGTACCACCAATTTGACCAGTATATTGAAGTGTTTCAAATTCAATAGTTGTTCCAGTTGTAGGTTGTGTTGTATAGTTTATTGTTATAGAAGTTCCACCTGGTTTAACAAAATTGATATAAGGGATTGCTACTGTACTCTTTTCGAGTGTAATCAATTTGTATTTCATTGATTGTGTTTCGTCAGGAATTGCCTCTGTAATTGGCATATTTTCTATAACTGAACCGAAATAGTCACTTCCCTCTGGATGTGAAGGATTCCATAAATCGTAATCAACTTCATCATCAGACAAAGCAAATTGTGTAATATTAAAATTACCACGGCCTTGTGCTAAAAGTTCTCGACCTTTTTTTGTAAGAATTGCGTCTACGGTAATAACGCTGTTGTTTAAATAACCCATATTATACTCCTATGAAAAAAATTATTTACTATAATAAATATATCATTCCAATATTTTATCAATCTTTTTTGACTAAACTGGAATATTTCTTTATTCCTATTAGTTGATTTGGTGAACCAGTTAAAACATTTACTTCAACTATTGGTCCACCGTCAGGTGTTACAGATGGTATAGGTATATCATTTATACCTTCTAAATTTTTACCAATAAGTTTTGAACCTGCAAATCTATGATTTTGTATACCTAATGGTAAATTATCAGAGTTTATGTGTTCAGCATCAGATAGGGATGACGAACTATAAATATTTGAATTGTAATTGGCTGCACTACTGTAAAAGAAGTTATATTTTTTATAGTAACCGTCACTTCTACTTGTTCCAACTTGATTGAAAACCGCAGTATATTTGGATTTATCATTTAATTGAATATCCCATCCTGGACCATATCCATTATCTACTGTTCCAGTAACTTTAACAATATTGTCTCTTCTATATGTAGTTGTTGGTGTTATAGGAATTGGTATTATCGAAACATTTGATGTTCCATCACTTAACGATGCCCTTGCTCTTATAGATACAGATGTCAATAGTGAAGTTGTATAGGAAAGTATACCTGTATTTATTGCACTAATTTTTGCAGATAAATTTGTTTTATATTCCTTGAAACTAGCAACCAAATCTTTATTAAAAACATTTATCTTTGTTTTTGTTTGATTGTAATTACCGATTGTTTTGTAAACAATATTTCTTTCACCTTCAATATCTTGAATTTCAGCAACTACATCATCTACAACTTCATATTCACCCGAAATATCTTCAATATTACTTCCAAAATTTTCGTCAAATCCAACTAATACAGTTCCTCGATTTGAACGATATGATGCCTTTGGTTTTGGTAATTTTGATATGTCATTGGTATCAACAACTACTTCTTTTTCTGCAGAAAATTCTCTGTTTACTTTTACTTTTGATCTTTCTAAAATATTCGGTTCTACTACCAAACCAACTATTTCATTTGTTCTGAGTGGTAATGTTTGGCGTATTTGATCAAATATACCAAAATCATATTGTGCAATCAAACGAATATAAGCAGTAAAATCATTTTTGTTAGGATATTTTTTCCAATATTCTCTAGCAAACCACTTTAATCTTGGGTATTCATCAGAATTAACAGATGAATATTCACCGAAGAAATCATCAATAGCAACATTACCTATCGACTCATAAATATCTTCGTTAATAATATGTTGTGGAGAAAAAGCAACCATCAATTTATTTGAATCAATAGAGTATCTATCAAATGATGTTACAGCAAATGATTCATCAACTTTTAATCCAGAAATCAATGATGCAGAATCTATCCTAACCTTTTCACTAAATGGTGTATTATTTGCAACAGTTGCAATTTCCATATTGTATGTTTCTACAATAGACTCAAATGCACCAGAATTAAAATTGGAAAAATAAGCATTTTTTGAAGAACTATAAAATGTCTTTTTATTTTGGTCTGGATGAGAACTTGCTAAACTTGTTGTAACTGCAATATCAAACGGTTGCCAAAACTTCCATTGTGTCTGTAAATCATAGAAAGATGATGTTGATGTATTACCGTTATATGCACGAGCGGCAAGAACATGATTATCAAATGATGATGTATTTAATATTCTTGACCAATATCTCATTTCATATATTGAACCAGACAAAATTTTATTTGTCTGTGGATTTGATCCCGAACCTATGTATAGAATACCATCAGATGACCAAGAACGATTGTAACTACCACTTAAACTTCCAGTAACAACAATACTTGCAGATTTTTCTATTGCAAGTTTACCATATTTTGCAGTCTTTACAATCAAATCATATATTTGATTAGATGCAGTATCATCAGTAGAATACCTTCTACCGAAATAAAGATTCAATGGAATATCATCATAAAAATATTCATCTGTTATAGAAGCTGTAGCATAAGTTGTACCATTACCCAAATATAAAGTCAATGTTCCCTTTTCTACATCAGTTCCATTTTTATTCATGGTTACATACCAATCAAGTCTACTGCCTGACATTTTCTGTAACAATGTTTGTTCCGGATCCTTAGAATAATCATACAATTTATTTGGTTCCATCTTCCAACGGAAAGTCATTGTATCTGGATATTGCCAACTACCTTGTTCATTATTTACTCGTTCCCAAGGAACACTTACATAATGTTGTCTTGTTGGTAGTGGATAACTTCCAGAAAAATTCAAATAATATGTATGTTTTTCCCATTCTGTTCTTGGAACTACGCCCAAATCTGCATTATCTGGTCCACCATATTCTCTTATTGAAAGAATAGTTTGTGGTATACCATATGCAGATAACAACGCCTTTATTCCTCTTGCAGTTCCTTTTGATTTGTAAATATAAGGAAGATTGTTTAATATTCTTCTCCAAACTTCTTTTGTTCTTTCTTCTTCTGATTTAGCAAGATATTTACCAACCGTATTTTTTCCAGTCCAAATTGGTGAACCGCTGCCACTCACACCAAGAGCATATTCCCAAAGGTCTTTTGCTTGTGTTCCATGTGATAAAGTCCAACCTAAATTTTTTGTTGTTTCAAATATTAAATCTTGTGAAAGCCCGTCTTTTGGGTGTTCTTCTCTTAAATTCTTTTTTAAAATATGATCGGTATAAAGATATAAAATATCAAAATGTTGTCCAACCATATTAACAAATGTTGTGAATTGTTCGTTATCACCAGAATCTCTTAGATGTTCTGGAATTGCATAACTTAATCCACTATGATTGTGCATATCATAGTCTGTTGCAAGATCCATTAAGTTTGAATACCAATCTAATGCATCACTTGAAGAAACAGAATATAGTTTATATGCACCTTCTTTTGTTGATATACTATAATTGGAAGATGTTACTTCGTATTTTGGATATGGAGTTATTGATGCAGTCGCCTGTGAAGTATAGTAATTACTTCCAGTTGTTTCATAATACAACCATTTTTCAAAATCATCAAAACCACCAATTACTTTATCACGCAAATTTGTTACATTTATTTTATTAGTTGATACTGAACCGGTGTATGAATTTAATAAATCAAGTTCACCATTATAGTGTTCAATCAATTCAACTTTGTAAAAGAAATTTGCCAATCTTTCTTCTGCGGAAGAATATACAATAAAGTTTTGAAATTCTCTAAAATCAACATTTAGTTTAACGGAACTTCCACTATTAGTAATATATCGGTTTAATATTTCTTGTGATGTTTGAAGATTTGATGATAATATATCATTCCAAGATTTATACTGAGTTTCAGTTGTAACCCAATAATCATAATCAACTTCAAAATTTGGTCCTTTTACAAATGGTATTTTCTTTACTTCATCTTCTCTTAATATTAAAACATTGTCAATCCAAGGTTTCAATATTTGACTACCAACCCAACATTCATAATATAAGTCTAAATCTGCTGGCAGTTCTTCATACAACTTAACATAAAAATGTGTAGAGTTACCATCTGAAGCAACATTTACAACATCTACAATTTTGTTTTCACCAAAGTTTAATACAATAGGTGGTTGATGAACCATTGAAGAAAAATATGCCAATACAAATTGTCTTAAATCCTGTAAGGATTGTTCATTCTCTGGATTCTTTAATGATAATCTTAATTCTTTTCTATCCGCAGAAATATCAGATATGAACATTCTATTTGGATTGGATGCACCACCTATAATGTCTCTAAAAAAGTTGTAAACAACTTTATATGATCCAGGTGGTAAATTTAAGTCTTGTTGTAAATGTTTATGAACATCAACTAAAACATAACTTCTTTCTACTTGAGCACCTTCCACTATTTCATTTCTTTTTTCTATTTGAAATGGAATATCGTATAAAGTTGCACCATCGATATATGCAGTATTTGGTAAGAATGCATGAAGCTCTAATCGTGTTGGATTACCAATATCATCTGCTGGATATAGTGCAGGAATAACCAATCGTCTGTTTATATCTGGAACATAAAATCTTGTTCCTCGTATTGGATCTTTTGCCGATAGAATTTCTTCTAAATTTTTATATTCAAAATTTGCCATTAAAAACCCTAACCAGATTATTATATTGGGAATATCTTATCAATAGCCTGTTTAGAACTATCGGTATCTTTTACATTTCTAACTCTTGTATTTGCTTCGTTAATCTTAACGGCACTTATATTCGCCTGTTGTCTTGCATCACCTGCAACAGTTGTTGCTTGCTGTATTTCACCATCTTGTCTTTGATTATCAACATTTATATTATTTACAGCAGAAGAAAGCTGTGTTGTCTGTGCCTGTAAATTATTTATTTGTGTATCTTGTTTTCTATTTTGTGAACTTATATTATCAACAAGTGCTGTTTTAAGATCAGTTGCCGCTTTAGCAGATTCTTTTCTTTGTCTTTCAACTTCAATTTCCATTTTAAATAATTTTTCATCATTCTGTTTTTGCATAGCAATAGTTGCATCCCTTTGTGAATCAGCTCGTGAGGATGCCTGTGCTCTTTCCGATGAAACAGCTGATATTACTGTATCAAACTTAGATATAGTTTGTAATTGATCATCTATTATAGAATCTTTTCTACTAATTTCATCTTTGAGAGTTTCTATTTTTGCCTGCATTGCAATAGTTGAATTTGAATCTTCATTTACTAAATTACCCAAATCTTTCAAAAATTGTTGTTTAGCAAGTTCTTTTTTCTGGTCAGGTGTTAATGAATCTAACCCAACCGAACTACCTACCATAGCAGATAATCCACCTGGTGTTAATGCCTGTCTTTCTATTTCTTTTATTTTTCTGAATAAATTTGATTCGGATGAAATTGCATCTGGAAGTGACTTAAATCTATTATCAACTATGTAAGTAAATTCACCTCTTAGGTATCTACCGTCAATTACAGGAACTTCAATAAATCCTTCATTTTTATTTATACTATCTTCCGTATAAGATATTATTTGATGTGTCATTTCATCTCTTTTAATCATAATTATCTCGTAACCTTAAAGTAGTAATTATTATCAAATATCTGAACAGTATCTCCACCATCTGTTTCCACTTTCAATGCAATTCTGTAAAATCTTTCTGGTTGAAAAGAGTTCATCCAAACATTAAAATAACTACCTGTTCCATCACAACTAATTTTTGTACCGACTGTATCAAATGGTATTATCACTTCGTCTGTATGTGCATCTAAAATTTGATAATATGACGAAGATGGTAAATAATAATTTATAGTTTGATACGATTGTGTTGTATAGTTTTTCTGTGGATATTTTTTGTTAGCGTAAATTCTTATTCTTGCCTTTTCATCTTGTGAATAGAATTTTTTTAATTTAAGGTTTATGTTTAAATTATCAACAGATATTTGTGATAAACTTCCTGTTACAAAAGTAGAATCATCCCATATTACATGAATTCTTGGAACATAAATTGTATTACTATCTGTTCCAAAAAATCGTAGACTGTTTAATGTTTGAGTTGAACCCTCAATTTCATCACCAAACTTTAATATAAGACCATCGTTCTCAAATCTTCCAGATCCAGTTACCCATTTTTTAGCAATTTGAGTAATATCCATGTACAAATCGGAAGATTCAAATGAAAATGATTGTGTACATTCAAGATTATCATAATCCCACCAAGTTCCACCACCTTCTTTTGACCAATATGATGATGTTACATTTGCCGAAAGATTTACGCCAAATAGAATATTTGCATCAACCCATGTTTGTGATAGGGTGTCCCATTCATAATTTGAAATAGTAGGTGGTATATCCCATTCAGTTCCAACACTTTTTGCTGTTCTATATCTCCAAGATACACCGTCTGTTGTAACTGGTGTATTGAAAAATCTACCGGTTCCGTTTGTCCATGAAGAACTTAATGGATAAGCATAAACAGTATATTCTTGTGGAATTTCAGCAACATATGCGGATTTCATTGATAGATAGTATTTAGCATTTTGTGAAATTTTATTAGCATTGATTCTTTCTTGAACTTCTGTAAAATCAAATTTCATCAATATTCTACTATTATACTTTGAAGAACTACCAACTAATTCGTGAGATAGTTCTAACAAAGAATCCAATCCGGTATTTTTAGTTTCAGTTCTTTCGTATATTGTTGCATCTTTCTGTGCATAAAGAGCGTAAATCATCCAAATGCCCTCACTCTACCAATAATATCGTTATCGGGATATTTTATTTCAAAAATAGAAGGATCAAGTGATGGAAAAATTATACCATCTTTTGTTGCTTCTTGTATATTATATGCATGTTTTGAATATCCAAGTGTTTGATCATATAGTGAATTTATTTTAACATCAACTACTGTTTGAACACCTTCAACTTTATCTAATTCTGTGAATACATTACTCAATACTATTGGTTGATTTATTTGCCATTTTTTTATGTCAAAATATTGTTTTAGTTTATCGATACATCTTAGAATTACTTGATTTCCATTTTGATCAGGAAATGTTATTATATCAAATTCCAAACCAATATTTAAAATGTAAGCATCTCTAATGTTTATAGCATCCGTTAATATTCTATGATAATTTAGGTATGTTTTCAAATTTTCTTTTGTTGCATCATTTACCGTTGTTAGTTTTTGATTACCGTCATATCCTAGTACATAAAAATTTAATGCCAAATCATTTTGTATTCTGTCACTATTGAATATGGATTCAGTAGTTAATTGCGTATCTTTTGTTATGTATGCCTTAGCAATAGAACCATACTTTGATGGAAGACTATATGCACGAATTATGTAATCTTCTTTTGTTACTGCACGATTCTGTGAAGCAAAATATGCAAGTGCATTTTGACGAATTTCATTTATATCTTCACCAGTTTTGCCGCCACTTGATGGATTTGGATTAGTTACTGCAAGACTTGATATTGCCTGTTGATACAATATAGAATCTAAACCAGTTTCATCTAGTAATATTGTTCTTGATTGTATTTTTGTTAAAACATCACTTGTGACATTATCTTGAACACCACTACCGATAGTATAATACATTTTTAATGTTGTATTATTTGGTGCAAGACCGTAAGTTTTTGTATACAAGAAATTTGATGGATCAATATCGACTGATGTTGATGTTTCAATTCCAGAAAGTGAATTACCAACTAAATCTGGATTTGGTATTAACAGTTCATCGTCTAAATCAGAAACACCTGCACCAAATTGTATTTCAAATTTTTGATCATTTATTTGTCTTGAAACAAATCTTCTTGAAACTTTTCTCAATTTCAATAGATAGGGTGTTTCTTCTCTATATTTACTTAAAAATTTATCATTTCTCGATATGTTTATTGTTGGCTCAAATATAGTATCTTGTGCCAAAAACGGAACATGATACCACTTGTTACCATCCGAATCTATTGCATACAAAATATCTATCAAATTTGCTTCATCTAAAACAACTTTATCATAAGGTTTTGGATCATTAAATTCATAATCAACAGTTTTAATAACACCAGAAACTGCATTTACTGATTTTTTCAATAACCAAAATAAAACTTCACCATTAACATCAACTTCAAAAGGTGTTACTTCTGTTGGATCTATTAAACTACTAAACTTAAAATCAACATAGTCTGTTGTTCTAAATTCAACTGCATTTCCATTATTTGCACCAACAACCATTCCAGGTTCTATTGAAAATGCATAAGAATAATCCGGAACTATTTGACCATCAACCGTTTTTGCAGGAACTATTTGAAAAATATCCAATTTTACATTAGATGCAATCTTATTTTTTGGTTTATATCCAAGTGATTGTGCAAGATTTAATATGTTTGTTTTTTCAGAAGAATGTAATATCAAAGACTCTTGTAATGTAACATCCGTATAATAAGAAAGAACATCGCCAACATATGCTGCCATCTCTAAAAACATCATACCAGGAGATGTTTCATTAAAGTCTTGATATGTATTTGGAAAATAATTTTTTGTAAAATCAATAAGATTTTGCTTTAATGATGCAAAATCTCTTGATAAGTAACGAATATCCTTTTTTATTAAATCAGCCATTATACAACGCCTCTTCTATTTGTAAATTTCCGGTAGTAGATATAAATATCTGTATTGGCAAATATATGTTTGTACCAGATATTTTTACAGATAATGATATTCCTATAGCATGGTCAGGTTCGTCTACCCTACCATCCTCACTTAGATTTAATTTAACCTCTAAGTTTTCTATTAAAATATAAGGCATCCATGTACTTATTGCATCCCGTATTGTACCGTCTATTCTATCCAAAAAATCTTCCTCAGTTGTTATATTTTCAAACAGAATAAATTTTAATTCTGTTCCAAAATCAGGAAGCATATATCGTTCACCTTTTGCAGTCATTAACAAATTTTTTAAATTTGAAAACACTTGTATTCTATTTGTATAACTTTGAAAAAATATTCCAGATGGATTATTAAATGGTATAGTTACACCAATAGGTTTTGCATTTTTTATATTTGCATCACCTTCATTTAATAATACAGTTCTTTTTCTTCTAAATGTTGCTGCCAAAGTTATCTCCCTTTCTTTTCATCAATTTTTTTCATAAGAGCAGAATAGTCTTTTGTTAATGCAGACATTACTTCTGTTGGAATTTCCGATTGTGAATAACCTTGTGGTATCGGTGTATTTCCTCTTTGATAACCAAATCCTTCAGCCATATCAGCAGTAAAACTAAATTCTTGTTCCATGTCTGAACTTTCTTGTAGTGTTCTGCGGGTTTCTTCAAGAATATCATTTATAGAGTTAAAATTTGAATTTAATGGTTTCTTTTTGGGTGTAGTATTTTCTGAAACTTTTTTATTTGTTTCTTTGTATAATGACATACCATGTGATATTGTATCAACATCACTTTTTTTACCATTCTTTATTTTCTTGTCCAATGCATACTCTATTTCTTCTCGTATTATTGAACGAATTTGTGAAAAAAACTTTTTGCTATCCATTGTTTAATTACCTATAATTGTTTCTAATAATTATCAAAATGAAAAAATATCGTTAAATTATACAAAACTCATATGTTACAATTTTTTGAATTAGTCTTATCTGTTCCAGTTCCTACACTTTTATCTGATGAACCATATTTACCATTCCAATTTTGGTTTGTTTTTGGTCTTCTACAACCACTACGAAACTGACTAAATCCTTGTGTCCATGCAAGATAATTTGCCTCTGGACCTAAACCATATTCATAAATTTCAACTATATCTTTTGGATTTTGAAGAGTTGTATAATCTTTATTATATTTTGTTTTTAGAGAATTTCTATATGGTGCAAAAAATCTTTTAGTATCTGCACCTTTCACTTCCAAGTGATGTACTTCACTTGAATCTGTAGCAATCACTTTACCTTTTGCATCTTTAATGCCAGTCAAATCAATACCCCAAGGTTGAGTTGCAAGAGCAGCAGTTTGATTGCCCCAGCTCCCACCCCATCCTAACCCTTTACTACTTGCAAAAGAGTTCATTATTTTCATAAAGGTTGAACTTTTCAGAAGATTAGGATTTTCACCTGTTCCGGCTCCAGTTGCTGCTTTTGGAAACAATTTGCTTATTTTAAATCGATAATCATTTGCCAAACCTGCACTATGTTTTGATCCACAAGCTCTTGTTGGACCCATCGTGTATGTACCTCTCCAAGCAGTTGTCATTCCTCCTCCGGATATTATTTCTGCTCCAGAAAGTTCAGCTTGACCAGATCCTCTCATAAAATCTTTTAATTGATCTCCGACTGGATCCCATATTCCAGCTTCAGCTCCGGTATCAGGAAATGAACCACCTATTGTATAAATACCTTGTCCGGTAAATACAGATGTTGCAGCACCACCAATATCGTTACTTGTGCATGGCTGACATTTTTTATAGGCATTACCACCTCTTAATGTAAATGGTAAATTACCATCAGCAGCATCTTTTGATTGATTACCAGTTACTACTGGATCTGGTTGTGGTGGTGGATCTGGTTCTACTGCCAAAATGTCTTTTACTATATCATACAGAATAGAATTTAATTGTTCATTTGTTTTTCCTATTCTCTCCTTATACGAGGTCAATATTTCAGATTCGTAAAGTTTTGACTCTAAATTTTCACCTTCTCTAAAATCACTTTTTGGTAATTTTTTCATATTTGTAATAAATATTGCACCATTTACCCAACTATCACCATTTATTTTTGCAATATCATATAGTGATTGTTTTTTAACAGATATTGTTGCATTTTGTGCCATAGATGGATCCGGTTTATTTGAATTTATTTGTCCACCTATTGTTATTAAATTACCAGACGAATCCATATATGGTAAAACATCAACTCTAAAAATATTATCAGTCATATTATGGTAACTAACAGTTGATATTGTTGCCATTTTCCATTTTAATTTATTTAATATATGTGAAACTAATTTTTTACCAGCTTCTGTTAGTGAACCGTTTTTATTTATATGATAATCTACTACAAAAATTGCACAATCGGCTTTATCTTTTAACAGTTCTTCTTCATTTAAGTGATTAAACCATAATTTACTTGGTTTTATTACAGAATTTTGTGATAATTCTGCTAACATTTCATCCGGTTTCCATTGTTTATTTCCTGGATAATTTGCCAATTTTCCAGCTTTTATTAAATTTTCATGGTATTTGTTTACATTTTCAATATCAGGATGTGTATTGAATCCATTTATATCAAGACAATGTTTTGTAAAATATCCATCCCATCTCGACCAAGCACCCCAATTTGCATCAGGTTTATTTTCAATGTTTGTATTCTTTGCAATTCCTATACCAACACCCTTTCCTCTATTGTGTATAATTTGTGATGAAGGAATTGTCATGTGAAGTTCATTTCCTTGTTCAAACAAATATCCAATTTTACTATTAAATAAACCTACATCTGGAGAATTTAGTATTATTGGTATATCAAATACCGATGTTATTTTTTTGTAAGCACTGCTTAAATTTTTCCACTCTCCAGAAACAGTTGGTTTTGGTTTAAAAAGTTGTTTAGATGTATCAGGAATTCCATCATTTTCTGGTGGTGGCCAATATGGTATTAACGATGTAACCAATGGAGTGCCATCTGGAGCAGATAATAAAGATTCATTCTCTGGTAAACCATAGCCAGGAGAATCTGAAGATCTCCATGCCCAATATCTTTTGTACCAAGGTTTTTTTGGATCCAACATTTCTTGTAATGTTGCTGGTTTAGTATTATTTTCTATCGGATATTGATAGAATCTGTGATTTAATTTTCCACTATAAACAGGTTCAACATTTTTATTTGGTGCCTTTGGATCAGCCTCCTTCTGCTGTCCATCTGATGTTTCTCTTTGTTCTGTTACATTTTCTGCTCCACCTTGTGGACCCTCATTGGCCTTTTTCTTTGCATCCAATTTAGTTAAATCGTCACAAATTGGTTGAGTCTTAACAGGTTCAGTAACAATAACTTCTGCCTTTGTTCCCTGTTCAACTGACACAAGTTTTTTTATTCCTTGTGATACATCTTCAATTTGTTGATAATGATTGTCTACTTGTGTATTCACATTACTTGCAGGTAATGAATCAATAATCTTTTTTTTCCAATCTGTTCTTGCAGCACCTTCTTTATTTCCTGTTCCAACACACCAATAATATACTTTATCTTTTCCTGCCTTTTCAATAGTTTTCAAATAGCTATTAAATTTCTTTTCATCAACACCAAAATCACCCAATGGTGGTCCAGAAATATGTATTTGATCCCATTTATCTGCTGTTTTTACTGTTAAAACTCCACTATGTCCACCGGCAACTCCTGCAGAATATATTACTAAAATATATTTTGATGGTTTTATTTTTTGTTCATTCAATATCTTTTCACATTCAGACCAACCACTTTTACTGGTTTGTGAAGTCATACAATTATAGATATTAAAATCTTGTAAGTCATTATATCCAGTTTTAGCAGTTCCGAATCCTGTCCACATATATCCTTCCTTTTTATCCGGATTTTGTGGATTATCGCCAGGTGATGTTCCTGGACTTGAATTTGGAGGTAAAGAAACACCACCAACAACAAAAATAAGTGGTGCATTTTTATTTTTTGTGGATGACTTAAATGTTCCATATTTTCCTTTTTTTACAACTCTCGGTGCAATAGGTGTTGTATCATCGGTGCCCCCACCAGCACCTCCAGTAGATCCAGCACCTCCAGTAGATCCAGCACCTCCAGTAGCACCGGATCCACTAGTATCTCCTTTTTCAATACAAGGTTCAACAACTTCTACTTTTTTATTTTCTTGTGGATTTGGATTATTTTTATCATATTTTTCACCCGTACTTCCATCAGCAGAACCATCATTCAAAAGTGTTTGGTTCCTTGCCTCTTCTTCTTTTCTTTGAATATAATCATTTGCACTATATGTAACACCATCTATAATAATACTATCATCTGATCCAGTTTCCGTTCCTTGTGTGTATACCGTATATGTAACGCCATTTACAGTTACATTTTTTGTTTCTGGAATTTCATTGTTATTACCAGTTCCGCCAGTAGCACCAGTTCCACCAGTAGTACCAGTTCCACCAGTAGTACCAGTTCCACCAGTAGTACCGGTAACTCCAGAAGTACCACCTGTTGATGCTCTTGGTGATGTTCTGTCTGAATTATCATAGGCTGATGTATCGTATAATATGTTTGCAACTTCTTCATCTGTTGGTGTATATTCTACTAATACCAAACGAGAACCTGAATTAACGGTGTTTGCTGGGACTTCTTGTATAACATCATATACTAACATAGTTATCTCTTATACTCATTAAATAAAAACATTTTTAGCTCTTGTTTTTTCTTTTATTAAATTAACATCCAATTTTGTATCGGAGAATTGTTCGCTTAACAATATATCGCCTTTAACTATTAAACTTCCTCCGCCAAATAAATCTTGACTATCACCTATTTTATTTCTTCTACAATCAAGATTACCCCATATTTCTGGACCATTTTTAAAAGATTCTATAAAATTATCTGTACATATCATATCACCCAAAATTGATGTTGGTGATCCTGTAAAACCGTCTTCGTCTAAAAGGTTTTTATTACAAATAAAATTACCAGTAACAGATTTTGGAGATCCTTCCAAAGAAGTTAATTTATTATTAGAACAATTAAATGTTCCATTACAACTTTCTGGAGAATTTGTAAGTGATGTTATAGTATTGTTACTAATGTCTATTGATCCACCAACTGATTTTGGAAAATTTTCCAATGTAGTTAATTTATTATCCGAAACACTAAAATTGCCAGTTATTATACTTGGCATATTTTTTAAACTTGTAAGTCCATTTTTATTTATTATCACATTTCCATTTACCTTTCTAAATTTTATAGGAAATTCTGTTACAGCAAATGAGTTAAAAAATCCATCTTGAATTATTAAATCACCATTGTAATCCCATTCATTAGTAGATTCTATTTTTAAGCACAATGCCAAATCAAGACCAATAATATTTATCGGAAGGCTTTCAACATCAGTCGGTGGTTGATCAACATTTAGGTGTAAAACATGAGTATCTGCTGTTGTATCAAGTTCATTTTCTTCACCATTGTAAAAATCGTCTTCTATTTCAGAATCTAAATCTGGTGCAGTATTTATTATATCACTAACAGCATCGCTACTTACACCTGCTTGTTTAGAATATTCTTCCAAATATTCAGGATTATCACTTGAAATAGCTCTGAGTTGAACTGAATGATTAACTAAGTCAGACTTTAATGCCTTTTCTTGTTTTTCCAATTCAATAAATTTTTTTATTTTTTTTATGTCTTCTGACATTTTTTTTACAGAATCCTCACTATTACCGTAACCCAGTGCAATAGCAGAAATTTTTTGAACACGATAATCTATTCTATCAAAATCATTTAAAAATTTTGTTGAATTTTTTTCTTCATCGTTTGCAGGATTTTTTTGTATACTATCTGGTTCAAAAAAAACTTCAAAGGATGTTTTTAAGGTTAATGCAAAATTTTCACCTTCTTTTTGGTCTGATTCTTGTTTTGAATATAATTTTGTTGAACAAAAAACTACACCATCTAATAATTTTACATCTATACCATTGTCAGCTGCTAATTTTTCTTTGAAAACATCATCTAGTATCTTGTATATTTCCATATTCTTAATATCAGAAACAGTTTTTATTTCTATCGAAGACTTAAATAAATTACCTAAATCTGGCATAGATAATCCAAATGTTTCGGATAACATTTTTTTAACAATATCTGATTGAGCTACTTTAAATAAATTTCCAATTTCTAATTGTTTCAATAGATATTTTTTAATTGCATTTTTATCACCACTTAATATACCACTACTTGCAATTTCACCTGTGATATTTATGATGGATTTAAAATCAACTGGATTTATTCCGAAAGATTTAGATAATACTTGTAAATTTGATGTTGATAAATTTTTCAAGTTTGAAACATCACCAATATTTTTTAAAAGACTTCCTTTTAAATTCTCTATATTACCAACGGAAAGACTATCAAGTGCAGATGGTTTTGCAACATCATTCTTTAATTGATCTGTTGTTTTACCGCTGTATTTTGACAATAAATTTTTTGAAGCATCATCACTCATTTAAAATCTCCATAAAAATTATGTAACTGTAACATATCTTGCACCCGTAAATGATTTTATTTCTTCTGCATTTAATATTTTTCCAGAAGCTTGTTTGTGAGCTGTTATCATATTCTTAACACGAAGAATTTCAACACCATCAAATATAGTATCATCATTTAGGTTACAATCATGTATATCTAGATTCATAGGAATTTCTTTTGGTATTCCTGCCAATGATTTTAAATTTGAACACAAACTTACATCATAACTTCTTCCAACTTTTGTTGGTCCTCCTTGAAGAGAAGAAAATGGATTTGCAGCCGCATCAAAATCTTTCTTAATTTCAGAAGGAGCGCCTGATAAAGAAGTTAAGTCATTCAGATATACATTATATGTTCCACCAACATCAGTTGGTCCACCTTGTAATGTTTTGAGACTATTTTCTGAAGCGTCAAAATCTCCACCTATTGTTTTTGGACAATTTTCTAAATTGGTCAAACCAATACCAGAACAATTAAAATTACCAGAAACATATCTAAATTTTATAGGAATTGAATTAACATTTTGACCATTTACTTCTCTATTTTTTAGACTTACATTTCCAGTATAGTCAAATGTACCGTCATCATTTTGTTTTAACAATTCTTTGTTCAATCCAAGTGAAATATATGGTATTTGTGTTCCAGGTATTATTTCTTCTCCACCAGTTCCGCCAGTAGCACCAGTTCCGCCAGTAGCACCAGTTCCGCCAGTAGCACCAGTTCCGCCAGTAGCACCAGTTCCGCCAGTAGCACCAGTTCCGCCAGTAGCACCAGTTCCGCCAGTAGCACCAGTTCCGCCAGTTTCTACATTTGGTTGATCACTTTGCATACTTAATGTTTCTCCGGTAAGTTCTTCGAGAAGTTTTCTTTTTTCTTCTCTAACATTATTTATATCAGTCATCAAAGTAACCACATTTATCACAGGCTTTTCTTCTTGTGGTAAACCAACTGGTGTATTTAATCTTTCAAAAGCAGAAGGTGTTTCACCTGGTGGTTTTACATAACCTTCCTTTTTTTCTTCTCTCTGTTTTGATTCTTTTGTTTCTTTTGCAGATGGACCACCTGGATTTTCACATACAAAAACTAAATCACTTGGTAAATTTTTTAATGTGCCTCTTAAACTTTGTAAATCACCCTTTACAACATTAAAAACACCCGCATTTATTGGTGGTCCAGAAGGTCCTGTTCCAGTTGGGTGAGTTTGTTGGGTTATAGCAGTCATTGCATCTATTAAAGCATCACATAATTTACTGAGCCAATCTAATGTTCTATCTCCAAGTAAAACTGGAGAAACCGCATTTATACCCAAGTTTATTCTTTGTGATTCTACTTCAACTACTTGTCCACCATCAAGAGTTATACCCTTTTCAGCAGATAAACCAATACCTTCTTTACTAAATGCCAGTATTTCTTGTTTTCTTGCATTAAAAATAATTCTATCACTAGCAATCAATACTTGATTACCTGCAAATTCATTGGTTTTATACAAATCTACATTTCGGTTTACCATCGCAGGTGTTATGCCCGATGATGGTTTGAATGGAAGGTTTTGTCCAGATGTCATCCAAATAGCAGAATCATCATCATCTGGATCCTCTATTATGAACTCATTATATGGTTTTTCTTTTGGGTTTGTACCATTAGAAATAATAAGTATTGGGTTTCCCGTTTGACCCAATCCTTTTTTCCATTTTGGTTTTTGTGGGTATGTTCTTCTTTCATCTACTGTTGAACCAAATCGAATCGATTGTCCCCATCTACCTTCAAATATTATATCACCTGAATATGGTTGAATTGGGTAAACATCCAATCTTTCTGGAAAACCAGCATCTATTGTTTTTGTAACTTGTAATCTATTTACAACTTGATTTGTTAAACCATCGCGGGCATTTTCTCTTGCAGTAGCATTTTTAGGTGTTTGTCCCGTATTGATTTGAGTTACACCAGGAATACCATTATGATGAATAGAACTTTGTATAGATACAGGATTCGTGTAGTAAAATTCTTGTCCAGTTCTATTTGCACTATTATATGCAGTAGGACCCTTCATCAATATTACAACCTCGCCTTCGATCGGTATATTTTTTATATTAGCATCTAATGCTCTTGCTTGAACGATGTTGTATGGAGATTGTGACCCATAAGCACCCATTAGCTTACAGGTTATAGAGTATAATTTTTCCTTGTCTTTACCATCAAAATCAACTCTTACTACTTCCGCGGAAACTATCTCGTATTCCGTCCCGTTCAACAATATTTTCTGTGGATCCAATGCCAATGTTATTATCCTCTTGTTCTTCTTGAATTTCCTGAATACCTTTTAATAAGGCTTCTTTTTCTTCATCAGTCAAGAACGAAGAGGTTTCTTCACCCTTATTACTCATAGCACGCTGTATAACCGCTGCCAATTTAACTAAATGCTCATCATTCTTAACTGACACTTCTATAAAATCTTTGATTGCTGGAACTAATATAGCAGCATCACTTATGTTATTCAACATAGGTTTCAAATCTGCTATTAAAAGGTTTATTTGACGGTCTTTTTTCTTCTGATTATCGTAAATATCTTTCAATAAATCAGAGAATTTTTTACTACCGAATATTTCATCATCAAAGTTCATGTCTATAAATATGTTTATTGTTAAAATACAGATATTATTAGTTTAATTTTCAATAATATCTTCTAATTGATACCAAGTTAAATTTTCTATATTATGACCATTTCTATAATGTTTGTATAGTTTTGAGTATATGAATTTAATCTTAGTTATTACATTAGTTATGTATTGTGAACTTATACCAGTTCTTTCTCTAATCAATATGTATATTGCCTTTTTATTGTAATTTTCTATGTTTTCTCTTGTCTTAAATAGATACAATATGGTATCTGCCACTTGTATATCTCTTTTCTTTGAAAATAATAATGGTAGATATTTTTCAACAACAACTACGAATAAGTCTATAAAATCCCTTCTCTCCTCAATCAAATCCATTCTAACTTTTTCATTTACAATATTTCTTTCCATATCTATTGCGTCAATATCTTGACTACGCTTGAAATGATAGTAGTTTTTATTATTTTCAGCAATCAGATAATTTTTAGCAACGATTGAAAAATAAGAGAATGCTTTACCATTTTCTTCTTTGTATTTATGAATTTTTTCGTGGAGAAAAGCAACAACTTCATGTTTAACATCTTCGTGTGAAACATCAAAATTGTAAAACTTAAATCTATGAATCATTATTTCTGCAAGTTTGTAGAATGCAGGATGAATTTTTTTAGTGTATATGATATTTCTTTGTATATCGTCATCACTTGTATTGTATTGAACAATAGCATCTTCTGTTTCTTGTGTAAAGTAAACATTAGGTTTTTTAGGACTTCGTTTCTGTTTCATAAATAATAGTCCTTTTCAAATGTTGCATCAAATTTTGGTCTTTCGAGAATACTCTTCTTTTCATCGTCTATTGGATTTTCACCAAAGTAAACTGCAATATCATTCATAATATCTTTCATTTCTTTGAAGAAATATCCTGTTTCATCGTCTGACTCAAATGAACCAATCCTATCTAATTGTCTTAAATATGATTGTTGTGACCGTACTCTATTTCTTAATTCGGTTAAAAACTTTTCATTTTCTAATAGTGTATCAACACTTTCTTGTGCCATTTGGTCCAACTGTTCAAACTTTCTTGTTAAATTAACATTAACAAAAATAGATATACCCAAACATATTGATAATAAAATTATTGTTAATACCATATCAACCTCTCTTGTGTTTTGGAGGAATTATTGCATCTATAACTCCAAGATTCAATGCATCGGTTGGTGTGATATAATAGTCTTTTATTGTAACATTTTTCCAAAACTCTATGTCTTTGTTTGAATTTGATTTCAATATTTCTAAAAGTATTTCTTCCAATTTTTCCATGTGTTGAACATTCGCCTTCATGTCCGATGATTTACCGTAAATATCTGAACTAATTTCATGGAACATTATTGTTGAGAATTGAGAAGCTGCACGAATACCAGTTCCTGCACAAAGAATTAGAGCAGCAGCAGACATTGCTCTGCCTCTACAAATAGTATTTACCTTAACATCAAGACTTTGAATATAGTCAATAATACCAAGTGCTTCATATACAGAACCACCATCTGAATTTATGATAAGGTTAATTGGATCATTTTTATGATCATCCTTTCTCATGTGTAGTATTGCACGAATACGAGTAATAATATCATACAAGGAACCATCCATTATCTCACCGAATAACAAAACGGAAGATGCTTGAACATCAATTCCATAATCCATCTGTGTAGTTGCTTCTTTCCATCTAACAGGAATATCACTTTCACTTTCTTTTGATTTATTGTTTACTACCTTTTCTTCGGTAACATCATCACCATCGTAAAATTCGTTCATATCGGAACTCCTTGTTAAAATATAATAATGGCATATTACAAAGATATACCTCGTCTATATCCCAAATCGGGTTTAGGTTGTTCTTCGTAAAATGCCCTTTGAATTTCTTCTTCATCAAATATAACATTTTCTTCCGTAACTGCCAAAGGTTTTTTTTCTTTTTTATTTTTTTGTTTTTTATTTATCGTAACTGCATCAGTTATTTGTGTTTCTACCGTTGATTTTATTTCTTGGGGTGGTATCGAAACTTCTATAACATCTTCCGTAATTTCTTCTTTTTTAGATGGTGGTGGAGAATTATCATCTTCTGGTGGAATTTGTTTTTCTAATTCCTTGTGTCTCAAATGATTTGCTGCAATAACCAAACTAACTGCAAGTGGATCAAATACTGAAACTAATACTAATATGAACCAGTTTACAATGATGTCCATAGGAGCACCTGTCAATCTACTCAAATAAAGTAATGGTCCTATTTCAGATGTAAATGTTGAATTTTCAAGAACTAATTTTTCTTGTTCTAATTTAGCAACACTATCAGATAAACCAATAGATTTTTGATTTAGTTCCGATATTTCTTTGTTTAATGTTTGAGTTGAATTGTCAACAGATTGGATATTTTTTTGTAGACCCTTTGTACCCTTCTTCTGTGTTAATTGATTATTCAGAGAATTTTCTTGTGATAATCTTAATTGATCATAAGATGATATTCTCTCTCCCTTTTGTTTTACAAGAGTATCTATTTGTGATTTTTGTTCAAGGAAGATTTCTTTCTTTTTATCAATCAACACAATCTTATTTTGTGTTTCGTATATTTCTTTTGCGGTTTCTTGATAAGAATTGGTAAGATACCCATAAACACCAACCGATGTTAATATCATAAGAATAACAGCGGAAGACATTAGATATACTTTAAAAGCGGTTTTGAGAGTTTTATAGTGGTCATGTAGGAATGTGATAACCACTAATTTTGAAAATTCTAACATTCCGGCCATCCCCACGATTGACCAAGAACCACCAGAAAATAATTTAGATATACCGTAAACAGAGTAGTAACCTGAAAATACTGCTAATCCGATAGCACAAAACCAGATTAGATTTTTCAGAGAGAATAATTTGTATGACATTTATATCCCAATCATTGTTCATAAATACATACAGATAAATATGAACTTTTGGGATTTTGGGGTTAAATACCGTATTCTGTAAGGTATTGTTTGAGGGCTAATTCTTTTGCTTTACATTCTAACATAATATCAACATCATGTCCGTATGTGTTGATTTTTTCTAATATGTAATCAGCGTGTGATTGAGGTTTTTCTTTGGGATTATTTGTTTCTTTCAGTCTTGATGAAGAATAATGAACGGCAGGTGTAATACCGTCTGACCATGTTGAAATTGCAAGTTCAAGTGCTTGTTGTTCAGATAAATCTCCGGTACAAAATTGGTGGTGATGATAGTCAAAGACGATAGGAATACCAACACATTCATGTACTTTAATGAGGTCTTTTACAGAGTACATACTTGCCTTGTCATCATTCTCGATAGTCAAACGAGATTTTACACTATCAGATAGAAGTTGGAAGTTTTGACACCAACGATTAAGAGAAGCGATTTTGTCACCATAAACACCGTTACAATGTATATTGATTTTGTTGTAAGGGGTATGAGACAAACCCATCATATCAAATACTTTACCATGTAATTCTAAATCAACGATTGTATTCTTAACAACATTAGGATTGGGTGAACATAGAACATTGAAGGGTCCAGGATGACAAGTCAGACGGACACCGTGTTCGTTTGCATAATCACCAATTCGTTTGAGAACAATTTTAATTTTGTCAATATCTGGTAGTGTTTCCAAGTCATATTCGGAACCCCAAGGAAATACATTAGACGATGTGCGGAAGAAGTAAATACCAGTTTGGACATTCCACTTGATAATTCGTTCCATATCAACAACATTCAGATATGCAAGTTCAGAACAATAGTCCAAACCTTTTTGTAGAAATGTTTTTTTAATCATGGAACGGTTAGTAGTGATTTTATCTTTTGATAAAGTCATGTTAATACAGGCATATCCGAGTTTCATAGGTTGGCGTTAATGTTTAATGAATAATATACCAATATACAAAATTTATGAATGTGATCAAAGCAAAATAAAAAACCCCTACAATTTGTAGGGGTCATTAGGGGTTTACCCTTTCCATTCCGAACATGGATTAAGGTTTAACTCTATCACATGGAACTTTACCAGTTGCCTTCCAAAGATTCCAAAGTGTGAGTTGGTCTTTTCTTAATAAAGTCTCGATGTAAGTATGTGTATTTTTTACACATTCTGCCATTTTTAATTTATATTCTTTTTCCAAATCTCTTTGTGTTTGACGAAATTCAAAAGTAATTATTTCAATTTCTTTTTTTATTTCATCTGTTTTTTCAACACCGCGATATTTTTGTAATTTAGATTGATAATCTTCACGAAGTATTTTAATTGATTCTTGAAATTCTTTTTTACATTCAATTTCACAAACCTTTGATTCTTTGAGAATCAATCTTATTACACTATCTTGTTCTCGTGTCAATCCCAAACATGGCAATACTTGTTCAATAGGAATGCGTCTTTTTACAGTATCTTTTTGAACAGGTGTTCTCTTTTCAAAAATTGTTGTATCTGATGTTGGTAATGGATTTTCATTACATCCAATTACTACCATCGATACACTTGCAATTACTAACAATAAAAACTTTTTCATAAAAACTCCAAATTAAAAATCTTGTGTTGGGTTATAGTCTGAATCACCTTCATAAGTACCACTTACTATCAATCTTATTGATAATCCCATTGACTTTGGTGTATCTAATTTTATAGCATTTTTATTAGACCAATACAATCTAACAGATTTAGCAGTAGTTAAACTTGATGTAGTGGCTGACCAATAATTTGCACTCCAACCATAATCAAATTGTTCACCATTCTCTTTAATATATCCACCTGGATTACCTGTGAATTGACTTTGATTTGTACCATTTCCTGGTGTTCTATTTAATGTCAACCAGTTTTTAGTATTTTTCATGGAATGACCACCTAACTTTTCACCACCAGCGTATGCAATTAGTGAATTCCAATCAGTTTCGGTAGGTACTCTATATCCAGTTGGTGCAATACTTTTGGATGAAGATACTACATAATAATTGTATAGTTTACCATATTCTTCTTCATTGCTTTCATCAAAATTGTAATAACACCATCCTGGTGTTCCAGACTGTCCATATTCTTCCCATTGTTCAGAAGAAGATATTTCTGCAATAGGTGTTCCGTCTTGAAATGATTCTGCGGCTAAATTTTCTTTTACCCAATATTGTGAACCGATTTGAACAATAGCCATTAAATTCTCCTATGTTTTATCAAAGTGAAAGATAATCTTCCTATAAATATGACAAAACATCATTAAATACTTTGTTTTTTATATTTTCTTTTTGGTTTCTCAACAGTTTTTTCTTTCTTTGTTGCTTTAGAAACTTTTGCATTATGTTCCTTTGTAACCTTCTTAACA